TTATCTCTAACCCCATAGAGTTGTGTGGACTGCTAACTAAACTGAATGTGACCAACGACCCCAAGTTGGAGGAAGCACGACGTCAGTTGGAGTTGACTATGTTGGGCGCAGACATTGAGAGTATCAAAGAAGATGCAGACTCACGAAGCGCATTGAAGTCCAAGGTAGATGCTATCTTGGGTAAGTTCGATTGGTAATAGATAACAAATGTTAGGAGTATCAGATGAGTGAATCACAAGGAGTTAGTATGAATCTATTTGCATTGAGTAATGTTGAGATACATCCCGATGTATCTAAGAAGTTAGGTCAAGAGACGATAGGCGACCCGCCTACTGATATGTGCAGACTGGTAATGAACTTGGCGATGGCGAATCCATTGTGGCGGTTCATTGTTACCGATACCCTAAGTGGGCATAAGCCCGTAGGGTTCAGTGTGGTTGATAGCGGTGAGACCATTGGCAAGATTGGTAGACAGTATTACCGAGGGGACTACAAACTCTCACTTACCAACGACCGCATTAGTAATGCTAGAGAACGGTCATCTTCCTACCGCACAGGGGATGTAGACAAGGCTATCCTTATGGCGAAGAAGATGTTCTTTCGTCTCAAGCCCAACGAGCGTATCGACAAGGCGTATGAGCAAGCGAAGCAAGTAATGGTCAACCAACACTACGACAAGCAGAGAGAGCAGCGTTACTCCGAGCGGGAGACTGAAAGTCTTGCGGTTAAGTTCATCATGGGGAATGGCTTTCCTTTGTTCTTGGGGTATGTAAACGGACTACCTGAACATGAGAGAAAGCCCATACTAAAGAAGATGGAACAGACTAGTAAGCTCAAAGATGACATGCTGACTATCGAATCAATCAAGGATAAGTTCGGTAGTGAACACACAGCCCTAATCATCAAAGATGAGGGTAAATACATGGTAAAGATTGGACAAGATGTGCAACTTTATGATGATAATACTCTTCCCGAATCAATGAGAGGTAAGTTAGGTATGCTAAAACTAGTAGAAGCCGAGCACTTCATATCTAGCGTAGGGTGTCGTATCAACGACGAAATCTTTGTAGTATTAACAGAAGGGAACTAACAAATGTTAGATAACAACCACACAACAGAAATCTATTCACGAACGCTTAGAACTACTGAGCCATACCTAACAGTAGAGGGGCCCTACAAAGGGCACAGCGACTTCTCAGTTCTACTTGCGCTGATAGCCGTAATCGGTATGGTGTCAGTAATCATATGGGGGTATCTGTAATGTTAGAAACAATCGCATGGGCAGTCTTATTGATGTGCCTTGGTGGGGTGGTAGTAGTGGTAGTTGCGGTATCAATATTTATGTTGGGGAGTGATGATGAAAAAAGATGAGATGATTTCTGTGCTTTCCATAGCGGGAGCGGACTCAAGGACTATCGATGCTATGGCTGAAGCCTACGAGATGGGGCTTGAGTACGGAGCCAAAGGGTATACACACTTAACAGGTGCGATAGAAGCCGCAAGAAATGTATGTTTACATGTGAACCTCGGTCAAATTGATGAAGCCCAAGAAGATACAGGGTTGTTTTGGGAACATGTAAATAAGTTAAAGGAGATGGAATGAGCACCGACCAAGAATACTGGGATGCGTGTCTGATAAAGACATGGCGCAATGATGGGTGCTTTTTGGACGCATTGCAAATGTTTAAAAGCATCACGGGGCGTTTAGTGTTTGGTAGAGAAGAACCACTACTGCGCACCCCTCTAGAAGGCGTCCCTCTAAAAATACGAGTGCGTCCGTATGTAGCACAACATTTAGAGAAAATAAGCAGACGACTGTGGGACTACGCACCTGAGCATGATGTAGCCCTACTGAAGAAGTTGCAAACATCTAAATACAGCACAACCAAGCAAGCAACCGACCCCGATAAAGAAATGAACAACGAGAGGAGTCGAAACTACAAGAACAAACAGAAACTAATGCTAGATAGCCGTAACTACAGTAACAGAAACCAAGCGACAGATTGGGGAGTGACTAAGGGCGGAAGGGTGGGAAGAGCGAGATGAAGTGCCCGACATGCGGTGCATGGACGCTAGTCAAACAAACAAAAAATTCGCCCACATTTGGGCATACACGAAGGAGAGAATGTGCTAATGAACATAGATTCACAACCCAAGAAATCGTTGTCCCGCAAGAGGCAATTGATGCAGAGAGAAGAAATCATCTCGAAAATAATCTCGAACGACTGGAATCCATTCGAGCGAGCCGACCCAAAAGTGTTAGAAAAAGTAAAGCAAAAATTTACTAAGAATGATTTTAAGGATGCACTGCTATGACAACAGGAATTGAAGAGTTAAAACCAATAACAAAACGCAAGGGGAGGGGTCTTGGTAAGAAGCCCGCACTCTTTTGCACGAGCTTGCGTCTACCAAAGGAGGTGATGGATTACTTCAACACCAACTATGCGTATACAAAGCAAGCCAAGATGAGAGAAGTTCTTACCGAGTATGTCAATCAACAAACAAACAGGAGTTAACACATGACAACAGCCAAAAAACCAAACAAGTCACAACAAATCCGTGCCTACATTGCTAAGCACCCGACTGCGAAAGCACGAGAGGTAGCAGACGCATTGAAACTGATACCGCAGTATGTGCATCAGGTAGTCCACAAGATGAAGGGTGATGCCAAAATACCTACGGCAGTAGATACAACTACACAGATAACACCCGAGCGCATAGCAAAGTTGGCGTATCAACACACAAGACCTAAGCATCGTATGCAGAGTGCTACACCTAGAGATATTGTTTCTACGCATCACACCGACATGGTCAATCACCCTCCGCATTACAAAGCAGGTGGAATAGAGACTATCGACTTCATTGAAGCGAAAGGCTTAGGCTATCACCTTGGCAATGTTGTGAAATACATAACAAGAGCCGACCACAAGGGTAACAAGTTGGAAGACTTAAAGAAGGCGCAGTGGTATCTCAGTCGAGCCATTGAGAAGGAATCTAAAGGGGCTTAATTGGTACAGGGGGACACCTAGCGGATAGATGTGAGCGGTGTTTCTTTTTTAAACAGAGTGCCCCTTTATGCGATACGTAAACTCTGTTTAAACCTTTTGACGTGATGGGGGGCACGTAATCTATCAACCCCCCAACCTAACATTTGTTAGGGTAAGTCCTAGCCACCTTTCGGTGGCTTTTTTACGCCTGTAGTTGACAAAGTCAAATCACTGTGGTACACTGACCTTCTGAAAATAAATTGGAGGGTTAGATGACCACAACACGCATGGAACACGCGCTTGAACTCGCTGACAAATGTTGGGAGAAAGCGAACAAAGTTGCACCTAAGTTTGTAGAACGATACTTAGAGTTAGCAGAAGAACTACTCACATCAAAGCCCGTGGTATTAGGCGATGAGTTCAGAGAATACTGCCGTAACAACGGGCTACACAGACCTCCCGAACTACACCCTAATGTATGGGTATCAGGCGTTAGAGCCCTCAAGACAATTGGATGGGTAGAGCACAAAGGCTACACCCTACCGACTAAGTCGCACAATCATATGCCATCTGTATCTTTGTGGGGGAGCACCATATATGGCACAAACTCCTGAGGCCAAGGTCAAGGCCAAAATCAAAACAATCCTTAAAACACATGGTGTCTACTACGCTATGCCGATAGGCACAGGGTTAGGCAATAGCGGAGTGCCCGACTTCCTATGTTGCGTGAACGGCAAGTTCCTAGGCATTGAAGCCAAGGCGGGTAAGGGCAAAACTACCGCACTACAAGACAAGAACCTTCGTGATATTGACAAAGCGGGTGGTTTGACGCTTGTGATTACTGAAGAAAACATAGATGTATTGGAGATGATGTTGGAGGCTATGAAATGAACATCCTCACAATCGATTTTGAAACCTACTACTCTGCCGACCTAGGTTTTGCCAAGCAGACCACTGAGGAATACGTGAGGGATCAGCGTTTTGAAGTTATCGGTGTCTCGGTACAGGTAGACGACGGTGAGCCAGTGTGGTGTAGTGGCGACCATGAAACCCTATGCCAGTTCCTAGGGTCGTTCGATTGGGGGAATTCCCTAGCCCTTGCGCACAACGCTATGTTTGACGGGGCAATTTTGAACTGGGTCTACGGCATCAGGCCGAAAGGTTGGTTAGATACGCTCTCGATGGGGCGTGCGTTACATGGAACGGAAGTTGGCGGTAGTCTTAAAGTATTAGCTTCGCATTACGACGTAGGCGTCAAAGGCACAGAGGTAGAGGATGCTAAGGGCCTACAGCGTCAGGACTTTACTCCTACTCACCTAGCCACTTATGGGGAGTACTGCAAGAACGACGTTAAGCTTACCTACTCCATATTCTTGCTTATGAGTAACAACTTCCCCGCAGCGGAGTTACGTTTAATTGACTTAACCATCCGTATGTTCACTGAACCTACGCTTGAGTTGGATGCCGACTTGCTTGAGGAACACCTACAACTAGTTCAATCTACGAAGATAAAACTGCTTGCCCATTACGACAAAGACGACCTGATGAGCAACCCAAAGTTTGCACAGTTGCTCAAGGTGCATGGCGTTGAGCCCCCGATGAAGAAGAGCCTTGCTACGGGCAAAGAAACATTTGCTTTTGCTAAGACAGACGAGGCGTTTAAAGCACTACTCGATCACCCAAACCCAGTTGTACAAACTATGGTATCGGCAAGGTTGGGCACGAAGTCTACGATTGAAGAGACACGGACAGAACGATTCATTGGTATTGCTAACAGAGGCGCAATGCCCGTCCCGCTTAGATATTACGCGGCGCATACTGGACGATGGGGTGGAGACGACAAACTAAACCTACAAAACCTACCGAGGGGGTCGATGCTTAAGAGAGCGATCAAAGCCCCGTATGGTTACATGATGATTGACTCAGACTCATCACAGATTGAAGCCCGCACACTCGCATGGTTAGCGGGGCAAGACGACTTAGTAAAAGCATTTGAGGAGGGTGAAGATGTATACAAGATCATGGCAACGGCTATCTACGGCAAGAGAATCGAGGAGATTACGAAGGATGAGCGATTTGTCGGTAAAACGACGATTCTTGGAGCGGGCTACGGCATGGGGGCGACAAAGTTTCAAGCGCAACTTAAAAATTTTGGTGTTGAAGTTGAGACTGAAGAGGCACAGCGAATTATCAATACGTACCGAAATACATATCCGAAAATTACTCAACTATGGAAAGATGCGGGCACTGCGCTCAAAGCCATACTTCAGAAACAGCACGCGACGCTAGGCCGAGATGGTGTGCTCAAGATTGAGGGCGAGGACGGCGTCCGCTTACCGAACGGACTGTATATTCGGTATCCCAACTTGCGGTTGTATGAGAGCGAAGAAGGCAAAGCTGAGATTGTGTATGACACCAAGAAGGGTAAGCAAGTCATACCCAACAGAATCTACGGCGGTAAGTTAATCGAGAACGTGTGTCAGGCACTAGCCCGAATCATCATCGGTGAGCAGATGCTCATGGTGGCTAAGAAATATAAAGTAGTAATGACGGTGCACGATGCGATTGCGCTGATTGTCCCGGAGCATGAGGTTGAGACTGCTAAAGAATATGTAGAGTTGTGTATGCGGCTACGCCCCAAGTGGGCACCTGAGTTACCTTTGAACTGCGAAGTAGGATACGGGAGAAGTTATGGCGAATGTTGAAGAAGACGATGACATCCAAGACTACAAGAAGCCTTGGGTTGGTTTATCTGAACAAGACATCAACGAACTTAAATTCAACCTGCCCGACCTCTATTACTGGGTTGATGTGGTGAGAGCAACGGAGAAAAGATTAAAGGAGTTGAATACATGACACTAACTGCAATACACGTAACACCTGTCGCACAGTTTAATGCTTCACAGTTCATTGACTACGCTAATACACTGTTTGATACAGTGAACTTAAAAGAAGTCCCAAACGATTTGTATCTAACAAGCCTAGGTAAATACAGCGGTATCACCTGCGAAGACCTGCCAAATTCAGAACCGTTAAAAAACTTTATCGTAGATTGCGCCAAAGAATTTTTTACGGGGTTGGGTGGTGATGTTGATGACTATGATTTTCAAGTAGCGGGTATGTGGCTAAATGAAATGGCGTCTGGAACACACCATTCGAGACACAGCCATTGGGCGCACACTTTTTCTGGAACCTTCTATGTAAATATGCCAACGAATACTGGCGGAATTAACTTCACAACGCCTTTGGTATTAATCAACAGATTCAAAATGAAGATTAAAGAGCACACGGTTTTTAATGCTGAAACTGCAACGATGAACCCCGTCACAGGGGATTTACTTATGTGGGAGTCGCATATCCCACACGAGGTACCGCCATCTACATACGATGGTGTTAGACGCGGTATAGGGTTTGATGTTGATTTAACGGAGAAGAACACATGACCAAACGAGAAATAATTATTGCTTTCGTCAAAGACATGTTGCGTCCACGCACGCTAGAAGAGATCATCGCCAAGGAAATGCGTGAGGCATACATTTCTAAGATGGAAGCAGAGAAAGCACTTGAGTATGCAACTAGCGTGGTCGAGTACAACAGAAATCGTATCCGTCGCCTTGAAGAGAGAGTTAAAGAATTGGAGAAGATATGACACCTGAGGACGAAGCCTTTAACGAGATTGAGCGTAGAAGTAAAGTAAAGCAAGAGATGGTGCGTGCTATGTACGAGCCACACGATTGCCCAAGATGTGCTGAATACAGAGAAGCCCGAACCCTATGGCGTAAGTTAGCGTTGGAGTTATGGGATAGATACAAGGACAAGAGATGAGTATTGTTTGGTCGTTCAGTAGCCTCAAGACATTTCAACAGTGTCCACGCAAGTATCACCACACCAAGATACTTAAAGATATTGTTGAGCCTGACACAACAGCTACGTTGTACGGCAAGACTGCACATACTGTGGCAGAGGAATACATCAAGGACGGTAAACCTATACCGCCCGCATTTGAATACATGAAGGACACACTGGAT